GCCAGCTTTAAACGTACTGTTATTGATGCGGACACGCGCTTTGGTGCCGTCAATAACGCCGCTATCGTTTTCAACTAAGCCGACGATACGAAACGGCAAACTAGCAGTAGTCGCCGCAGTCGAGGCGTCAACCGCCATATTTGAGATTGTCAAGCCGCCTGTTTTAGTGGCCGCCGTCGCATCTAGATTGATGTTTTGACCGACGTTAGTAACAGCAAGCGTGCCGTTAGATACGTCTGCAATGAAATTAATCATAGGGTCAACGTGACATTCTACCGTCCCTTCTGTAAGGGCGGGTAAACCTGTCTCGGTAAGGTTTTCACCGACAAACTGCGGTGCAACCGCTGCAATAATACCCGTCACCGATTGCGAGGCTGCCGCAGCGTCTGCGCCTGCCAGTCCATCAGTTGTACGGGCTGTGCCAGTAATACGAACGACATCACCAGGAGACAGCAAGGTTGCATGTGCAGCATCTACACTATAGCTTTCAAGCTTCCCATTGTGATCGGCGCTCGCTTGGCTTAAATCAAGTACAAAAGCCATTTGATATACTCCGAATTGTAAAATTAATGGTAAGTTTTTATTGCTCTTGTTCCCCTTGCATTAGGGGTGACTCTGTGTAGCCTGCTTTAACCGCAGTACCTTTGCCCAGCTCTTTGGAATCGCCGCCGTACTCTCGAGAGCCGACTTGATTTAGGTCTATTTCTTTGCGTGCAATTTCCGCACGCATCGCCGCTTGATTCTCATCATGCAGCTTGTTCGGTATGCGCATTAGATAGTTTGTAGTTGCTCCGCGCTTTTTGACAACTTTCTGTCCTATCTGTGCACCAAACCCATGTCTAACAAATTCATACCCATTATTCAATAGGTCGTCAAAGGTTAGTTTAATATTATCGCTGTCAGAATGCCAATAATAATGGTAGTCGGGGTGTTTATCGCTCCACGACAAGTTGAGCGAGCCTGTTAACGGTGCGCGTCCGTCGCTCGCAAGGCGTTCTTTTGCACGCTGTTCGAGTTGGTCCAACGTATCAAGTTGTGACTGTTGCGGCTGTGCGTCGGTTGGGCGTGCGCGCTTAGAAGTACTCATTAGCTTTTCTCCTTATCGTTAACCATTTGCAAGATTTGCTTATCGCTCATACCACGGTTTTTAAGCGACTGTGCAATACGTGCGTTTTCGCCCTTCAACTGATCGATAGACGCTACCTTGTTGCCTTTACTGCTTGCCGGTGGCGTAGATTTATCAGTCACTTGCTTATCTCGGTTAGGGTTAACAGTAGGAAATTCTTTAGCAACACGACGCTCAACCTCGTCGGTCAGCGCTTTGCCGTTAAGCCCTTCGTTAACACAAGTTTGAACTTGTGCCCGGGCAAAAGCGCCCTTTCCGCTGTTCGCGTTGTACCAACTCGCATTAGCCGCCAGCCATTGGTTTTCATGCGCAATGTCTGCGGGGTCGCTTGCCGGTGGTGTTGCGCCCTGCTGTGCCTGCTGCTTCTCGACTTTCGCCGCGTCGATTTGCTGGTCGATTTTCTCGACTGTCTCGTCGTCGGCAAGCTTAATCGCTTCTTTCTTGTCGGCTTGCAACTGCGCAATACGGTCGTCTAGCGTGGCCTGCCACATAACGTTGTTATTCGCTAAACGCTCGTTAAAATTCTTCTCGCGGTTATGGAAGCCGCGCCGTTCTTCAATCCATTGGCCGCGCTCGTTAAAATGCTTGTGCGTGATCCAATCGTCCGCGTCTTTGCCTTGTTCTTGCCACTCTTCAAGGCTTACCCACCCACGTTCGCGGGCTTGCGCCTCTGACGGGCTAACTTCTACGGCTGGTGTTTCGATTATTTCGGTTTGCTCTTCGCTCATAGTCTCTTACTCTTCGTTCAGTACACATTTAATTTCGTGGTCAACAAGTAGCCCTTGCGTTTCGTTTAACTTTAAAACGACATGCTTAGGAAACACAATTGTATCGCCCACACTGACGCCCCAGTCTGCTGGGCTGTCTACGCCTGACGACATGTTTTTAAAACACGCAGGCCCAAATTCCAGCACGGTGCCGGTTGTCATGGCTGCTTGTTCGCGGTTGCGGGTTTCTTGCGGCAAGATAATGCCACTGGCGGTAGTCTCTTCGACTGTCTTAACTTCAATTAGTACGTGATAACCTGTCGGCTTCATTCGGGTAGCTCTCCCCATTTGTTAATGATCTCTTCTAACAGTTCGCGTTGCGGTGTTGCGTCCGTATCGTTAACGCTGCGTAAGTAATTCGCCTTTAAGTCTGCGAACATCGCCACAGTAACGGGATGGTGCAACCATTCTGCGAACTCGGTGTCTAGTTCGTTAATGCTGTCCGCTTTACGTTCTAGTTCCGCTGTTAATGTCTCTATCTCTTTGAACATTTAGTTTTGCAACCTCTAATAGTTGATCGAAACGTCGCGTATAAACATCAATTTGATTGTTCATTTGCTCGGTTTCTGCTAGCTCTAATGTGTGCACAATGTCGGCACGTATTTTGTTAATCTCTGCTTCAAGTTTTTGCTGCTTTTGCTCTAACTCGATAGTCTCTTTCTCTTGCTTAAACGCTTCTTCTTGCTCGCGTAACGCTTGCGCACGTTCCGCTAACGCTAGTTGCTGCTGCACAATTTGCTGTTGCGCTTGCTGCACTTCTAACTGTTGCTGCTGCATGGCTTGCATTTGCTCCATGCGCTGCTTGTCTTCGTCGCTCGCCTCGCCGAATATCTCTTCGCCTGTGCCCGAACCGATTGCCTCGTAAAAATTACGTATAACCGGCATCGGGTTCAACTGCGCCTGGATGAGCAACGGCACCGTCTCCATTTCGACCTGTGCTAGCTGCACGCGTTGAAACTGGCTACTAAACTGCGCGTTTGCCGTCGGCGTGATGTCTATTGTATCAATGTTATAATCCGTCTCGTAATCCGCGTTAGCGTCGCCGGTCACTTGCATGTACAACATAGGGTCGGTATACACCGCGTTCAACCGTGCAATAACGCTGAACTCTTCGCTCATCGCCTCGACGATACGCCCAATTAACGCTGACGTGGGTATAATGCCTTCTTGCAGCATGCCTAGCACGCTGATCGCCGGTACGTTAGGCGACATCGCATCACCAATGTTCGTTTTGGTGCCGAGTGCTTGCGTCTCGGTCTTCAATTGCTCGTTAAGCTGCAACAGTGTTGCGCTTGGCTCTTTGATAGGCACGGGCTGAATGGACGATGCTAGATCCTTGGCCTGTATGTTCGTCACGTCCCACCGACCCGGCGCGGCCTTAAATGGGCCTTTCTTCCTGTCGCGGTGTTCTTTCGACAAGAAACCAAATTGTAAGTTTGCCAGCGTACCAGCGTTAAACAAGTCGTTAGTCGCTTTGTTTATGCCTTTCGCCTGTCCGCTCATAATGTGCAGGAACCCAAGTCCCAACAGCGTGTTGTCCATTGGCTCGATGAAATTGTATTGCGTCAGCATGTGCTCTGCTTCAATGCGCACTAACTTAGCGCGGCGAAACTCTCGACTAACGTCTTCTTTAAAATACTGTTGGCGTTGCTCCGGGCTTAAAAGCTCGTTGCTTTCCAACTCTTCAACCGTGTCGATTGCAACGTCGATTGCACGTTTCGTTACGCCTTCATGCTGAACATACACGCCTGTTTGACTGTAACGAGGCGCAACACGAACAACGGTGTTACTCTCTTTGTGCACCGTTACAATGTACGGCTCGGCGTACCCGTCGTCGTCCAGGTCATACTCGCAGTAACACTCAAAGAACGTGTAGTACCCTTTGTCTTTGTCGTCTTCGTCGGTTTCAGGTACTTCGAACTCGACCCAAGTGCCTGTCGCAACACGGCTGAATATGTCATTAGCGGTAAAGCGACGAATGTGAATAAAGCGCGGCACGTCGTCAAAATCTGCGCACTTGTTATTCACAGTAAAGTCAGGGTACATTATGAATTCACTATTAAGCCCACCGATAGAAGGATCGTAGAATGTTTTTTTAAACGCAGCACCCATAGCGGCGATAGGGTAGAACGCCTTACCTTGTCGCTTTCTCCACTTCGGTATCTCGCGGTTAATCTGATAATTCATGTGGTCAGATACACGCTCGGCTAGCGCTTCTAACTCTTCGTTCTCTGGCACGTCAGCACCAACAGCGACTAGATTTTTTTGGCGTAATATCTCTGTGTTTGCTCTATCGCCAAAATCGCGCACGGCTTCAAACACGACCGAACTTTTAAAATTAGCGGCATCGTCCCACGGGTAAGACTTCCCGCGTAACTCGAATTTTGCGACGTCCATGCCTTTGCTGATCATTTCGTCCCAGTCTTTCATGGTGGATTTGTCGTCTTCGTACCACTCGCAGACCTTCTGACCAAGCGCAATTAACTCGTCTTCGTCTACCTTACTGGCAATATTGTTTTTGTCTGCGTTGTCTAATACTTGTCGAATGCTCACCAGCCGCCCCCTACACCGTTTGCGTCTTGTTCGTGATAATAATCAATGCCGACGTCCATTTTGCGTATTGCGTGGCGTCTCATCATGTAAGCGTAACGCAAAGCATCAAGTAAGTCATCTTTGACCTTTACAATTTTGCCGTTATCGTCTCTGTGGTACTGCATAAACTCATCAAACAACGGTTCAAGATGCTTAAATATTTTTAGTTTGCCGAGGTCTAGCCGCTTGTACAGTTCGACTATGCCATGCTCTACGCTGGTAGCCGATGCGTTCACGGACTCTTCCCACGTTGCGTGGTCGTCTAGCATCGTCCAACCGTCCTCTTCGTACCCTGCGCGTTGTTGTACGCCGGTACGCTTCTCGGTTTGGTATCCGTCCGCAGGCCATGCCGTCGGCACGCCTTCTGCCCACGACTTGACATGTTGCCACGCCTGGTAGGGTTGCTGCTTGCTGCCTTTCCAAGCGTGTGCAACGTAAATAATATCTTCGTCGTAATCAATCCACAGTTGCAAGTGTGCTTGTGGGTGGTCCCAGCCGAAGTCCATACCGTTGATAATGCCGAAATGACCTGGACACTCGAAGGGTTCACACGCTGCCGCTTTGATGTCTAGGTCAAATATTAGACCAGCACCGAGTAGCGGCAAACCTTTCGTCCGCATGTCACGCTGCCACGGCGGGAACTGCGCAAGTAAACTTTCTTTCGTTTCATCGGTAAGGTGTTCGGCGTCGTCCCACGTTGCGCGCTGCAGGTATTGCGACGGTGCAGGCGCATCCATAAATTGCGTAACAAGCTCAGTGCGTCCGTTTTCCGGCGTAAAGGTTAAGATGCCTCGCCCGCCTTGGCCTCTGTCGCCGGTAGCGGTACGCGTTAAGACTTGCGGATAGATAGACCTGTCTTTCGGCTC